CTTCCCTTGTGATTTCAGCTATTCTTGAACCCAACATTGCTGGTTCAGTATCAAATCTTGATAGTGGAACATGTGTTGAACGTTTTAGTTTTCTATCAAAATGTGAAAGGTCTTCTAAATCTTTAAGGAAATCTGTATTTCCATCCAATGTATCAATACTTGTTCCACGCCCTTCACGTTGTGGTAAAAAATAATTATCTGTGATTGCAAGTTTCTGTCCATTTGTTGTCAATTCACCAGAATCTTCATCATAATTAACAACAGTTCTATATTCCCTTGCATATTTAGAAACTTCAGCTTGTGCTGCTTTTGATGGTAAACCACCAACATCAATAGAAAACATCAATCTATTAGGCGCACGTGTCAATCTAAATATCAAAAGACTTGCTTCTAACTGGCTCATCACATTAAGTGGTTTTCTACATGTTTCTAAATGTGAATATACAATTCCTGCATCTTGTCCAGAACCAAAAACACCAGAATTACAATATACAACCATTTCAGGACTTAGTTTTAATTGTCTTCCATACGTTTGTAAAAACCCACCCTGATTAGTATCTTGTGCTTCTGTAGAATAGATAAAATATTCTTCTTTTGATTCAATTACATCTGCATTCTGTGAATCATCACGTTCATTTTTACGTTTAATTTCAATAACACGTTTTATATATCTTGGATCAAGTGGGATAACCCCTTTAATACCTTCACGCATTCTTTTTGTGTTAACAACTACATGATAATATGCAGCACCATCAACATAGTAACGTCTGATGCGTTCATATCCCATTTCATTAAGTTTAAACAAATCATGTAATACTTCCCATTCTTTAACAATTGTCTCTTTAATTTGATCAGAAATTTCTGTTACAGACGATAAATCAATTTCAATAACATCATCTTCTGAATCAACATTTAAAACATCATTACAAATTTCATTAACAGCAAAATCTATAATAGGGTCTTTTTCCATTGCCCTGTATTTTTCAATATACATCCTTTGCTTTTTTATAATACTTTCTATATCAACAGTTGTTGACATATATTCAGTGTTATCTGTGATTACTGAACCAGTTTCTATATCCGGTTGAATAATCTGCAAATCAAAAATTTCTTTATTTAGTTTATTTTCACGCTGTTCTGATTGTGGTATTCTATATCCAAAAAATTTATAATTTTTTGGATTCAGTCTATTAAATGCCATATATATACTCCCAAAATGTGTGATTTTTGTTTATATTTAAACAAGTTTATATTTTATCAATCCACAACCATAAATCCTTGGAATATTAAGTTTTTTGCACATTTCTTTTTCTGTCATTTCTAAATTTAATTCACCAGGAAATCGTTTAACTAAAATATTCTTTCTATATCCAAACTTATGATTTCTAACATTATTTTCAATATACATATAATCTGGACTTTGGATTTCAACTTCTTCAAAATTATGTAATGTATAAATATTCTTATTTCTAAAAACAACATCCCTTGAACCAAATGAAATTGTTGGCTTATCAGAATGTTGTTTTCTAAAATGTTTTAATAGTTTTCCAAATGCACCTATACAATTATTAGACGCAAATCTATTAAGGATATAGGCGTTTTTAGTATTTTTGAATACCATAACAGCCACAAGTTTGAAATCGCTTTGTAATCCATACACAATCGAACCAGAACCATATCCTTGAATATGATGTTTGTTTAGAAATTCTTTCTGTTGTTCTTTTGTTGGAATGATAACATCACATTTCCTTGCATAATATTTGGATTTACAAAGTTTCATTTTAGCTTTAATCATATTTTTAACAACATCTTGATTATATAGCCAATCATCTTCCCAAATGTGAACTAATTGAATATCAAGCTGTTCACATGTATTAGTCTTATTGATGTGGTAGTTTCTTTCTTTATGGTGTTCAGAATGCCAAAACAATCCATTATATTCAAAAGCTATGGATAATTCAGGAATATAAATATCAAGTTCTAATGGTGAAATGGTATATCTATCAGATTGAATTATGGTTCCTGAATAAATTGATTTTATGTAATCATAAAGTTCAATTTCTGCTTTTGATTTAGTCTGTTCATATGAACATTTAGGACAACCCTGTTTGCTGTTTATATGCTTGTCTGGCATCTGATTAAATTTTCCGTGAATAGGGCAAATGATAGTGATATTATCCTTAGACTTTGTGTATTCCACTAATGAATAATCATATTTATCACCATGTACTTCTCTTGCCTTTTCAATAAATTCATTTGTGTTTAATTGTATTCCACCATTACACTTTGGGCATCCTTTTCCATTTAGATGATTGTTTGTATTCTGCCAGAACTCACCATGAATAGGACAAATTATTTTAACTTTTATATGACTATCTCTATATTCAATTAATGAATAATCATATTTATCACCATGTACTTCTCTTGCCTTTTCAATGAAATTATTTTTAAATTCATTTACATCACTATCCCTTATACACTTTTTGCATCCTTGTTTATTATTGATGTGTGCATTTGGTGTTTGTTCAAATTCACCATGAATTGGACAAATTATTTTAACTTTAGTTTTTGAATTTTTATATTTCACCAAAGAATAATCATACTTATTACCATGTACTAATTTTGCTTTTTTAATGAAATCTTTAACTATTGTATTCCTCTTTTCTTTTCCACCAACACATTTTGGGCATCCATGATTTTGTAGATGTGAACCTGGTGTTTGTTCAAATACACCATGTTTAGAGCAAATAATTTTAACTTTTATTGAATTATTTTTATAATCAACCAAACTATAGTCATATTTATCACCATGAACTTTTCTTGCTTTTTCTATGAATTTCAACGTTTTCATAAAATACATTCCTTTGCTTATAATAAAAAGGTGCGAATATGCTTTATAATAACATATTCACACCTATATTTAAATCATTTTTCTTGAAATGCAAAGAACAATATTTAACTAACTGGAAATACCAGCAATTTCAAATTCTTGATAACGGAATGTTACTGTGAATTCTCCGGCTTCATCCCTTGAACCTCTGTCTAAAGCCAATTCACCAACTTCTCTTGGGTAAGCACCAGTCAAAAGATACTGTGTAATTACATTATCGTTACCATCAAGCAATTCCATTGTGATGTCTTTTGTCAAATCGGTTAGACTTTCGGATTTAGCAACATTGCTAATATGACCATTAAGATAGTTATTCCATTTCATGAAAGAGTTCCAAACAGCAACATCCTGTGTAGCAATAAATGTTACAGGCCATTCAGTAAATTCACGGTCGCCTGGAACTGGAACAATACGACCACCCCAATTGATTTCAATATCACCAACTGTAGCAGGAGGGAGATTCGCGGTTTTTGCTAAAATGTTAGCCAGTCTGCCACCATCAGGATCTTCTGTTCCAGACGGAAAAGCAAAATTAGCTCTCCATCTATATGTCCTAACAACACCAGCAGAAATGCCAGCCCTAAGTTCTTGAATATTCATTCTATTCTCCTATATTTGTTTATAATCCTAATTCTTTTTCAGTCCAAATTTTAAATTGATAATGATGGAATTCACAATACTTTCTTGCAGCTTTCCATTTTGCCTGATTCATTTCCCATTCTTCCAAAAGATAATCAAAATTTGGTTTATGTAATTTATTTTCAGGTTTTATTTCTATCAAATAAACACCATTTTTAGTATTTAATTTTATATCAACATAATAATTGTGTAATTGAGTATTATGTTGATATGGTATAACAACAGATTCATAAGACCAAGAATATATAAAATCACTTGTTTCAAGCCCTTCTTCTATCATTTCAAAGGCTTTTAGTTCATAGCTTGATCTGTATATTGGATTATGGTTGAATTCATATTTTTCAGGATATTTTAATTGATATTCACCTGATATAAATGATGTGGATTCCATTTGTTTAATAATTCCACATTTTGGACAACCTCTACCAGATAAATGATAATCAGCAATTTGTTCAAATTCACCATGCTCAGGACAAATTATTATTGGTGATTTTCTGTTATTGTAAACAACTTTAGAATAATAATACTTATCACCATGAACTTTTTTAGCTTTTTTAATGAATTCTTCTGTGTTGGAAGATAATTTTTTAATTTTATTTTCCATAGAACATTTAGGACAAATTCTATTTCTAAGATGATTAT